TAATAAGTTTGGCAATACTCTCCCGTTGAGACGCAGCAACACCATACCCTTCTTCTGTGAGGATATGACAGGCACGTTTCAAAAACTGTTCACACAACGAGACCATATCTTTTTTGGTGGTATTAAATTCATATACACCACAGCGACTATGAAGCGGTTCGATGATTCTGTTTTTAAAATTACAGGTAAGTATAAATCGACAGTTGTCTGAGAACTGCTCAATAAATCCACGCAATGCTGGTTGCGTAGATTGCGGATTCAAGTAATCCGCTTCATCAAGAATGACTACCTTGTATCCACCAGAAAGAGAGATAGAAGAAGCAAACTGTTTGATCTTCCCTCTAAGAGTATCAATGTTTCCTTCTTCTGATCCGTTAATTAAAATATAATCTAATTTTAATTCCTCACAAAGCGCACGAGCAACTGTTGTTTTTCCGGTGCCAGCAGTTCCAGAAAATAGCATGTTCGGAATTTCCGAACCATCTACTATCTTCTGAAAAGTTTCTTTGAGAAAGGGAGATAGAATACAGTCTTCCACTGTGGAAGGTCTGTATTTTTCTACCCACAAAAAATCTTGCATAATATTCTCCAATCATAATATAAAGGGTTCGCAGGAAAACGATGCAAGATTATTCTTCGGTAGGAACATCTCCCGATTGATCGCTACCTGATTGTGCTTCGAGAAGTTGGACCAAAGCAATGCATTGGTCTCGTAATTGACCAATCGTGCTGAGTTCTTCTCCTCTAAAAGCACCTCGCCCTGCCATAGTATCTAACACAGCTACTGTGCTTCGAGTGATACGATTTGCCAAATCAAACATTTCTTCGTTCATTTTATTCTCCATACTTTGAACTTTTATCTAGGGCAACCCAGTATTCTAAGTTACCGTTTGTGTTGATAAAATGAGATATCAACTTTGATGAAACTTTAACCTTGTAGTCTCCATCAATCATTTTTAAATGATTAATATTAAAAACTAGATCAAAATTTACATCTTGTCTACTACTACCATTTACTGCAACAGTGTATGCGTTAGAAGTTTTATCGCTTCCGTCAACAACCACTAAGTATATATCACCGTTATTATTTGTAACGTGTAATTCCTGATGTCCAAGAACGCTTGATGCCCTTCTTATTTTAGATAGAGTATCTCTATCCAGCAAGAACTCTACATCTGATGATTCCATGATCACTTCTTTTTTCGGTGATGTTAAAACTTCTGGATCAGAATAGTGATATTTGATAGAAGTTCTTCCTGTTTGATCTTTGATTTCAACATAGTCGTTTTTGAAATCTAAGGTTGGCGACTCGACTAAACTAAGAACATTTAAAAAATTGCTGAGATCAAAAATTCCAAATGTCAATGGGAAGTCTACATCGACGGAAGACTTACTAACAATCGCTCTTGCTTCGGAAATAGTTTTTACAACGTTACCATTTTCTATAACAATGTTAGGGTTAATTGTTGCATAGTTTTTTAAAACCTGCAAAGTTTTTTCTGTCATCATCACAAAATTATCCTCTTAAAAGTAAGACTATTATACATTATATACAAATAAAGTCAAGTTAGTCTAGGTCCCCAAACCCATCCAACTAATGAAATTCTTTCTCCTTCTGTTACCGGAGTGACTCGTTGAGAAGTAGAACTAAGAAACAACACAATATCTCCCGGATTTTGTTTTATTTTTTTAACTGTTTTAATTAAAGGTTTGCCTTCCCTAGAAAGTCTAGAACAAATTTGAAAGTCTCCGCCTTTATATTCTTTTTCTGAATTCAACACCATGCTGAAACTTAACTTACGATATGCTTTCGTATCTTGTTGATAGGTATCTTGATGCCAAGAATAATGACCACCCTTTCTATATACACCTAGTTGAAAAAACTCACATGCATCAATGTTCAATTTCCATAGTTTATTGTTAGTTTCTGCTATAAGTTTTTCTATTTTGTTTTTTAATTTATTATGTTTAAAAAACCATATATCAGTTTGTCTAATGCCTTTTTGGGTTTCTCCTTTTGAGGTGTTACCTATTTTAGCATTTTCATAATTACCTTTTTCTTGTGCATATTTTAAGATGCCTTTGAGTTCTTTCTCCGTAAAATTTCCCGGTATGATAACATAGTCTGGTAAGATGACAGGATCTCTCACCACATCATGATTTGATTCAAATAGAAAAGGTCCGATCATGCTGCTCTACTGAAGTTTTTATCTTTTATAAACTCAATCTTACGATCAAACTTGTTGTCTAACAGTTCACCTTTGTGTGATATGATAAACACATTAGTGTCATTGTCAAGCGTATCTAAGATCTTCAATAGGTTTTCAACACCATCCGCATCAAGAGAAGAGTCGAAGGTCTCATCAAGGATCAACAGATTAGTAGCAACAGAGTTTTTCATCTTTGCGATTTGTCTCCACGTGAAGAGAAGAGCAAGATCTATCCGCTGCTTCTCGCCCTCACTAAACGAGGAATAACTGAATGCGTCTCTGTGTCTTGATCGTATCGTCTCGTTGAACCCCTCATCCAAGTCAAAGTGGACATAGAAGTCGAGGACTTGAAGGTACTGATTCGTGAGTTTATTAATAACGGGCAGATATTGTTTGATGATTTTGGTTTTGATACCCGAGTCCTTGAGCAATTCTGTGATAACATTATTATATTCCCGCTCCTCTGCGAGGTCCATTTTCCTCTGCACGATCTCTTCACGAGATCTTCGTAGATCTTCAAGCGTAGATTTTGCGGTTTGCAGACTATCCATGTCCTGCCCCCCTTGGGATAAATCACACTGTAGACTTCGAATCCTCGCTTTGGTTCTTTTAATGTCACGCCTGTGCACTTCGACATCTTGAAATTTAGATGTTTCTTCGGACAAAATGTTTTCATTCCACGTCATCTCATCATAGTGTTTTGCTATTTTGAAGGAGAGTGTGAGTTTGGCGTCTTCGATTTCTCCTCTCGCGTCGAAAGTTTCTTTGAACTTTTTACTTTTGATATCAGCGGCGATCTCTTGATCACAGGTGGGACATGTGTCGTTATCCTCATAAAAAGATACATCCTTATCAAACTTCTTAATCTTCTGATCAAACTGAAAGTCAAATTTTTCCAGTTCATCAATCTTCTTTTTTGTTTTAAACAACAAACTTTCTATCTCTCGAAGTCGAGTATCGGTATACCCTTCGACGAGTTCCTCCAAGCGGGCCAACTCTGCTTGCTGCTCAGTGAGTTCAGTCTCAAGTTTGTCTTTAGCAGATTCAGAGATTTTTTCAAGTTCTAAAATATGATCTTCTTGTGTATCTATCTTAGAGTTGATTAGGTTCAAATTGTGAGAATTCTCGACAATTTGTTCTTTCAGTGTAGTAATCTTTTCTTTTAGAATAGTATTCATTTTTGAAAAGACATTAATGTCTAGAAGATCTTCAATGACTTCTCTTCGATGTTGAGCTGGTAATTGCATGAAAGGAACGAATGACGAACTACCCAACACTACAATCTGATGAAAAGATTTATGATTTAATTTCAAGATGTTTTGTTCTAAAACTTTCTGATATTCTTTAGCATGACTGTCCTGATTGATCATAGTACCGTCTTGCCAGATTTCAAACTTTGCTGGTTTTATTCCACGAACGACTTTAAATTCTTGTCCTAGTGCAGAAAATTCTACCTCAACTACACAGTCTTTATTGTTGACTGAGTTAACCAGTTGCGGTTTGTTTACGTTTCTATGAGCCTTTCCGAACAACGCAAACGACAATGCATCTAACATGGTAGATTTACCAGATCCGTTCTGACCTACGATCAAGGTTGATGTGACCAACTCAAGATTGATCGTAGTCCACTGATCACCAGTACTCAGAAAGTTTTTATATTTTATCTGACGAAATTTAATCATACGATTTCTAAACTTTGCGCCTCAATCATTAATTCGCGAACATTTGATTTGAGTTTGTCTTTATCCAAATCTGTATCGACTGCATCAATATAAGAATACAATAAATTATCTGTGCTGTCAATCTTTATATTTTCATCATCAACGTACATACCAGAAAAGTCTTGAAAACTTTCTGCAATTTGCAATCCGTATATCTTTTTCGAATTAATGCGATCAACCAATTTCTCAAATTCAATTGGTTTCGATTTGTTCACCACAATCAACTTTACAAATTTGTCATCTAGGTTAGAAACCTTTGTCAGTCCTACCTTACCTTTTGTATCGTCGTATATAATTTTTTCAAATATAGTTACTGGGTTTTCGACTGCGGTAAGTTCTCTCGTGTCTGTGTCGAAGATATGAAAATATTTTCTGTCGTTACAGTCAGACCAGAAAAATTCCATTTGTGAACCTAGGTAGTACACATTATCCATTTGTGATTTCGTATGGAAATGTCCGGACAATACCATATCAAACTTTTTAAATAGACTAGCATCCATTCCGTCTGTACACGGAATACCTAATTGCATATCGAAACCACTAAGTTCTAAGTGAGCTCCTAAAATGTCTGCTTTGCAATTGACTATAAATTCTTTTATCTCAGTTTCGTTCTCATTATTAATCCACGGAATCAATGCAACTTTGCAGCCATCGTAGTCAACAACTTCAGGATCTTCAACTATGCGAACTTCTGACATATAATGCCCAAGAAGTTCTTTCAATGCATTTAACCTGTTTGTGTTTTTATAGTATACATCGTGATTGCCTGGAATAATATCCATATGAATACCATCATCCCGAAGAACGTCAAGAAATATTCTCCTATTGTGATGGAGAGCTTTGAAATTAATCGAAGTACGGTTTTCATAATAATCTCCTAGATGTAGGATTTTTTTAATGCCGTGTTCACGTAAGTAGGGAAAGAAAATGTCGCGATAAAACTTTTCCTGATAATCCATAAAAATTTCAGAAGAGTTACGAATACCACAATGGGTGTCATTCAATATTGCTACTTTCATTAATCTACCATAAATTCTGAGAGGTCGGAATCAACTCTGCGAGTTCTTTTTCTTTTTTGTGCTTTAGAATATTCTGCAAATGCCTTATCACTGTCTTTGATAAGATCGATTCTTTCACGAAGTTCATCTACAAAAGCTTGTGTCGCTCTTGCCGCAGGGTTATCGTCAAACTCTTCTGAGATCAGCTGTTCGATACCTGATTCGGAAAGATATTTTAATTTAATATCTTGTTGTTTCTTTTCTTTTTGAATTCGACGCAGGAATGCATACCATGAAATTTGAGTGAAGTACGCAAACGCATTTGGTTTTCCTGTTCTAGTCGCTTTATCTATATCATAATTTTCGATGGCTTTCAAACAATTTTCAACTGCATCCATAACCATTTCTTCTCGATACGTATAACGAACGAAATTTGCTTTATGCGATAACCCTTCTGCAATTTTTAAAAAACAAGAAGCGATATAATCAGTAACGATAGGTTTTTCCTGACCACTATTTTTCTTTTCTCTTGCATCTTTTACGTATTCTACAACTGCGTTGGAAAAGTCAGCGTTGTTTACGTAATGCGGTTTTTCTTTTTTATCAGTTTTCATTTTAAAGCGATCACTCCTACAAATAAATGGTTTTGCCAAAACGGTTGAATCTTATCAGAATCAAAGCCCGCATCTTGAATCATAGAAATAAGATCATTGTACGTCATAGGTTTTAACATATTACGCAAAGTTTTTTCTTTTTCCATAATGTCGTTGTAGTCAAACGATTTTCGTTTGAAGTCATAATATAAAAAGGTTAGCATGTCCTGAAGTTTAGCATTGGACGCAAGCGTTTTTTCTGCGAAGATGAATGCACCGCCAGGATTCAATCCGTTATATATTTTCTCTACGACTTCCCGTCTAACAGCGTCCGGCATAAACTGAAGCGTAAAAATGGAAGTCACTAGATTGCAATTTTCGTAATCATATTTTTCTGCACGTGTTCGTTGCAGAGAGACTTTATGTTTGTTTGCTACTAGTTTTCCTTCACGTTGCGCCATTTCTGCAAGAAAACCATCAGCAATTTCTAGTCCCACGTAACGTGCGTTCGGAGCGGTATCTTGATTCAACTTGATCATCGCCTCAATCGTTTTACCTGTAGAACAACCAACATCTACCGTTCTGGTGTTGTCTTCGACAAAATACTGAGACATCGCAACAATATCATCGTGCAAAGTTTTATAGTATCGAATTGATTTATCGATGTGGTTGTCAAACCCTTCTTCTCGATGTGCAAAGGTAAAATCAGCCATTGTAAGGTTCCAATATATTTTTGTAAACAGAAGTTGCAATTTGTTTCATCATAAGTGGTGGGACCATCCTACCAATACGTTCTGCCTTCTGCGACCATTTGCCGGTCAATTTGAAATCATCAGGTAAAGACATAATACGCTTTAATTCGCCCAATGTCAACTTTCTTGCTTCACTCCAGTGACATGCACCCGCAGTCGTTTCCGCTGATCCCATTGCGGTCAGTGTGGGAGCAGGTTGAAAACGTGATACCCGTTTAACATTGAAGTGATGATTCTTTGGATGGTAATCCATTCCTGTCAAAACTTTAGGAGGGTCTAAAGGCATGTTGGATACTGTATCTCTATAGTACGCAGTCTTGGTCCAACGTTCGGTCAGATACTTCACCTCATCTTCATCGTATTCCAAACCTTCTAATGCATCCTGCAAAGGAATAACATCACGTGAGGCTTCTGGATACACGGTAGGAAGAGTCATAAAATTAAGACCAATTTTATCAGCAACATCTTGTCTAACACCAATAAAAATTACACGAGAACGAGTTTGAGAGACACCATAGTAACGAGAATCCATAACCTGAGTCGCGACTTCATAACCAATATCTTCGAAGGTGTTAATAATTTTATGAAAATATTGTTTTGCTTCTCCTATGGTAAGACCCTTAACATTTTCTCCGATAATAACTTTTGGCTTGATATCGTTTGCAACTCTAAGAAATTCGAAAAACAAATCTTCAATATTTTCTACAATTGCACCATCAGAATATATCTTGGTCTGACCCAAACCATCGGAATG